GAACTAGAAACCATCAAAGTCTTTGCGGCAGCCGCCCAGAATGAAGGCAACAACGTATCTGACCGCTGGAAGGCAGATATGTCATCTGACTCTTGGTTGTCCAAAAACATCCGTCCCTTGAGCCTTGTAGCTATCTTTATTGGGTACTTCCTGTTTGCCATGATGTCCGCTTTCAACTTGAATGCAAACCAAGCGTATGTGACCCTGCTTGGCAATTGGGGAATGCTCATCATGGGTGCTTACTTTGGCGGCAGGACTATTGAGAAACTGGCAGACATAAGGGGTTCAAAATGAGTCTTAGTCAAGAACAGGCAGCATTCCTACTGGATGCCTGCAAACTCATCCAATACGCCACAGAGCAAGGTTTTATGGTCACTGGAGGGGAACTAGCACGCACACCTGAACAGCAGGCTATCTACGTCAATACAGGACGCTCCAAAACCCTTAATTCCATCCACCTCAAGCGCTGTGCTATTGACTTGAACTTCTTCAAGGATGGACAGATAATATGGGACAAGGGCATCCTTGCTCCTTTGGGTGCTTACTGGGAAACCTTGAACCCCAAAAACCGCTGGGGTGGCAATTTTAAATCATTGGTGGACTGTCCACATTTTGAACGAAACGTGGGGTAAGCATGGCAACCGCATCGGTAATGACCTACGACTCTTTAGTCGAAAACATCCAGTCATATCTTGAGCGGAATGACACTGCCACGCTTGAAAAAATTCCCTTGTTTATTATGTTGGCGGAGCAAATTATTGCCAGTCAAATCAAGTTCTTAGGAAACATGACCGTCAACCAAAGCACAATGGTTGCAGACCAAGCAGTTATTGACAAGCCTGCTCGTTGGCACAAAACCGTTTCATTTAACATTTTGGTGAACGGTGAGCGCCAGCCAGTATTCCTCCGCAAGTACGAGTATTTAAGGGAGTACGCGCCTAACGCCGCAGTTACTGGTGTTCCAGTCTATTACGGAGATTACGACTATACGCACTGGCTTGTAGCCCCTACCCCAGACGCGGCATACACTTTCGAGGTTCTGTACTACGAGCGAATTCAACCTCTTGATTCTTCCAACCAAAGCAATTGGTTTACGCAATATGCCCCGCAGGCGTTGCTGTACGGGTCACTATTACAAGCAATGCCGTTCCTCAAAAATGATGAGCGTATGCCTATGTGGCAACAGAACTATGACCTTATCATCCAGACACTGAAGGCCGAAGATGTACAGCGCATCGGTGACCGTCAATCTACCGTATTGGACACATAAATGAGTTACAACAGCCCCTTTACAGGTAACGTCATTCAACCGACTGACGTCTCCTATCGCTCCATTACCCTGACCGTTGACACGCAGTTGTCTTGGCCCATCAATGGCAACGTCAATGGCGACTACGCGGCGCGGATTATGCAGGTCAACGCAACCTCTGCGGGCCTGTCGCTTGATATGCCTCCTGCAAACCAAGCATCGGTTGGTCAGGATGCGCTGATTCGCAACGTCGGAGCAAACTCATTTACGGTTAAGGACTTTGCGGGCGACCACACAATCATCACGGTAGCCCCCGGCGAGTCGAAGTACATCTACATCACAGCAAACCCTGACGACCACGGCACATGGGGCATTATTGCTTTTGGCACTGGCTCATCATCTGCGGATGCGGCAACGCTTGCTGGCTATGGTCTGATAGCGCTGAACACCACGCTAAACCAAAGCCATCCAGTCACCACGACATCAAACCCTACCGCTCTGACTTCTGCATATAGGGCGGCGGCTTTGGTTTGGACTGGTGGCGCTGGAACTTTTACGCTTGATTTGGCGACCACGCTTGGCAACAACTGGTTCACAATGGTTCGCAATTCAGGCTCTGGAGCGCTGACGATTGCGGGTCAAAGCGGGAACACCATCAACGGTTCAACCAATATTGTTTTGCAACCTGCTGATTCCGCTATGATTGTTTCAAGCGGAACGACGTTTTATACCGTTGGTCTTGGCAGGTCTACGCTGTTCAACTTTACTCAGTTGACCAAAGCGATAACGTCTGGCACATATACATTGACGGCAACAGAAGCCGCTAACGTGGTGCAGAAGTACACAGGTACGTTGGCTGGCAACGTGACAATTATTCTGCCCGCAACGGTGCAGGTGTACTACATCCTAAATGCAACAAGTGCTGGCCCGTACACGCTGACGTTTACAACGGGTAGCGGGGGTACGGCGACAGTCCCCGGCTCCGCTCAATCAATTCTTGTTTGCGACTCCGTAAACATTTTGAACGCCAACACATATCTTGCTGGCTCGACTGGTATTAGTTTGAGCGACGGTACGGTAGGTTCCCCATCCTTGAACTTTGCGACTGAGACTTCAACAGGTATCTACCGCGCAACCTCTGGTCAAATGAACGTAGCCATTCTTGGCGTAAACCTTGCCTCATTTTCTGCAACAGGGTTGAGTGTTGCTGGCTCTGGAACTTTCACGGGTGGGATTTCTGGCGGAGTCTTCTGATGGTCAAGAAGGTCTTTTCAATTGACACAACCGCTGGAATTCAGCGAGACGGAACTATTTTTGACGTAAACGTCTACACCGATGGCAAGTGGGTTCGTTTTCAGCGCGGTCGTCCTCGTAAGATTGGCGGATACCGTGCAATTGTGACTGACGCAAAGGGATACTCTCGTGGCATTTACGTCAACTCAACCGACGGCATAAACCAAGTTTTTAATGGCTACAACAATGGCCTTGAAGTTGTAACCATCAACAATGATGGTATTGGCTCTGGCATCAACCAGTTCACCTTTACTGGGCTGGTTTTGACCCTCAATACATTGGTTGGCGGAACGCTGTACACCAATGGCACATACACCAACGTGACCTTGACGGGCGGTACTGGTTCTGGAGCCAAGGCAACTGTGGTCGTGGCTGGCGCGACAGTGACAACGGTGACGCTTACAACGGCTGGCAATGGTTATACAGTGGGCGACACATTAAGCGCAACCGCCGCAAGTATTGGTGGCACAGGTAGCGGCTTCTCAATTAAGGTCGCCACCATCAATGACGGGTTCACCGAGAGTGACCTGAATTTGTGGCAGTTTGATTCATCGTTTGATGCGCAGGGTTCTGGGAACCAGTTGCTGTTGGCCCACCCCGGTCAAAACTTGGCTCAAATTGACCAAACAGACAACACACCAGTTTTGGCTGGAAATATTGCTGGTACAACGCTGTCCCCATTGGCAGACACCGCTGGCGCAACTCCAACAGGCGACGTCATTGAGGTTGCGGGTGGCGTAGTTGTGTTGCACCCTTATGTCTTTGTGTACGGAGATAACGGACTTATCAAGAATTGCGTTGCTGGAAATCCATTTGATTGGAACGGTGCTGACGCCAATGAGACCAACGTATCCTCTACAAAGATTGTCAAAGGCTTACCAGTGCGAGGCGGTTCTAACGCGCCTTCTGGGCTGTTTTGGGCGCTTGATTCGCTTATCCGCGTGTCCTACACCCCAACCACCGTAACGATTGCTGGAAGCCCCCAAACTTTCTATTGGCGCTATGACGTCATCTCAAGCCAGTCTTCTATCCTTTCTAGTCAATGCGTGATTGAGTATGACGGCATCTACTACTGGATTGGGGTTGACCGCTTTTTGCTTTACAACGGCGTGGTCAAGGAAATAACAAACAACTTCAACCAGAACTACTTTTTTGACAATCTGAACTACAACCAGCGTCAAAAAGTTTGGGCGCAAAAAGTTCCTCGTTTTGGTGAAATTTGGTGGTTCTATCCATCAGGCGACTCTGAAGAGTGCAATGACGCAATCATCTACAACATCCGTGAGAATTGCTGGTATGACGCAGGCGGCTCTGATGGTGCAAATAGAACCGCTGGCTACTTCTCTCAGGTATTCAAATACCCAATCAATGCAGGCGAGAATCCGTCATCTCAAATTGTTCTTTTTACTGCCAACATTGCCACGACCAACCTAAGCACAACCATAACCATGTCGGTCAACAACCAGATTGCAAATGGTCAATTGGTCGTTGCAACTGGTGTTCCTGCTGGAGCGGCTGTAACGGCGGTTGTTCCAAATGCGGCATCTACAACAGCCACTGGAAGTTCAGGAGCCAGCACAATTACAGTTGCTGATGCTACTGGAATCTTGCGGAATCAATTGGTTACTGGTACGGGGATTGGGACTGCCGCAACTGTGGTCAGTGTTGTCGGCACAACCGTGACTTTGTCCGTTGTTAATTCGGGTGCGGTCTCTGGCTCAATTGGATTCTCTGGCACAAGCGTGACAATTTCTGCGGCGGCAACTGCAACTGCAATTGTCTTGGGAAGTTTTGAGTCGCCTCCTAACCAGATAACCTTGTGGCAACATGAATTTGGCGTTGACGAGGTATCTGGAAGCCAGAAAAATGCAATTGAAAGTTCATTCCAAACCTCTGACCTTGGTTGGGTGCAGGGTGGCCCATCGCAACTCTCCCCTGTTGGCGACAATTTCCAGTTGCACTTAGAGCGCATGGAGCCTGATTTTATTCAGTCTGGCGAGATGACATTCCAAGTGACTGGTCGCGCATTTGCTCAAGCAGAGGATGTGACCTCAC